TGCAATGGAGTATTGAGCACGTGTTGGTGAGGGAAGATCTAGCTGTTGCCACAGTGCTTGGAGGAAGAGCTTAAAATCGTCCTTAAGGGCTTGTAAAACGTCCATATGGTAGAATATATCTAAATGGGTGAAAAGGCGCCTTGTAGGGGCACAGAGACGCCTCTGGTGAGGGATTAGTTAGAATTGACCACTGCGTGGCATCATTAGGCGATTAAAAAATGCAGGTTTATTAGATTCTCTACCCATCTCACGTGCTACTACAAGAGATTCTTCCGAAAAACGTTTAGCTAACTCTTTATTTTTTGGAAGATTAGTAGTAATGTAGTTGTAAAAAATTTCCATTAAATCATCAGCATTTGTTGCAGTTTTAATGCTATCTAATGCTTGTTTATCAGCAGATCTAGTTACAACATGTAATTTAGAGTGAGGCACTGTACGCATATATGCCTGGCCGGGCTTAATTGTAAAATTTTCAATAGCACCACCTATTGCTGTTTCCATTTTAGCTGCATACATCCACAAATTAGTAACATCATCCATGTCACCAACTTCCATCATTTTTTCAATAATATCATTGGTAAATTTTTTAGGAATCAAGTGGTGTTGTTCAGCAAACTTTGGGCGTTCAAGTCCTTTAGCTTTAGAACCAAATACTGATTTAACGCGAGGATCAGTTGATGTATAATCGTACAGTTTATCTACATATTTTTTAGCTCGTTTTTTCAAATCTAATGAAGTTAATTCACCAGCTTTTGTGCTAAGTTTTTCCCGTTCTTTTGACCAAAAATCTAAAACGCCTTTCCATTCAGAAGATTTAGCAATACCTTCGGCAGCTCCAGGTGCTCTCCACTTTTCACTAACCGTAATTGGCATACTTGTTGGAGCCAAATCCGTTGGTGCAGCTTGTTGTAATTTAATCGAACCACGACCACCAGCTAACGCCATAGCTGGAGCTGGACCCATTGGTGTACTAGTTGGTGGTTGTACAGTAGCTTTAGGTTTAATGCCTCTAGGAATTACAGGTTTAGCAGCTTGAGAGATTCCAAATCCAGGGATAGCTAAGCTTAAACCAACACCAACAGCTTGTCCTAAAGCTTCACTGCCTGTAGCTTCACCAACCATTGCACCAGCTTCTGTTGCTCCACGTTCAGCAACACCAAAAGGTGTTTTTTCGGCGACATACTCAACACCTTCAGCTACTGTATCTAAAGCTGTATTAATAGGTTGTGGCGTAATTTGTCGTATTTGTTGTTGAAGCTGTTGGAATTTATTAAAAGAAAATTGTATACCACCACGAATTTTTTCTAAAGCGTCAGTACCTCTCTCTAACAGCTGCTCATTAGTCAGTAACTCCATAATTACCTAATATGTTCTAAAATAAGATGTTCTCTAGTTGTTATCCCAAATGTTTGTCTCATCCACGATAACCAATTACTGCTTCCTTTGTCCTGATTACACTGCCAACAGCTGGGTACAAGATTTGATGTAAGGTCTTGCCCTCCATAACAACGAGGGCGAACATGATCCAGAGTAAGTTCGTGTAATTCATAAGTTTCTCCGCAATAAACACATTGACAATTAAAATGTTCCTTAATGGCTCTCCGCCAAAGTCTTTTAGCTTCAGGACTTGTCATGGTTATTAGGTTTTGTAGGTAGTAATCAGGACTTGGAAACAGTGGAGTCATCAGGCGTATTTACCTCCCATTCGAGGACGCCTGCGATTTTTAGATTTTGATTCAAGTTTACCTTTATTAGTTCCGGTGTGGCTAGCATCTTTACCATCACCGTTACCATAAGTGCCTAGTTTTCTATTTAGTTTGTTTGCAGCAACGCGAATCTTCAATCCTTCACGGGATTTATTGTATTTAGCTTGTTGTTTAAGTCTACGACGGTTAGCTGCAGGGTTTTTGTCGTAGTAGTTTTGAGTTTTACCTTTTGCCATAAAGCCTCGTCTGGACAAGTTCAGGATCGATTTTAGGGATAACATTAGCTAGTTTATCCAACGGGTTACCGTCGTATGCTACACCGCTAATATCGTTAGTTTTAAGCCAGTCACAAGCTGCTTTTAAATCAGATGTAGTAGCTTCACCAGACTTAATTCGACTCAGAAACTCTTTAGTAACAAGGTTATGGAGTTCATTGAACTGATCTTCGGTGGCTTTTTTTGTGTTAGCCATTTTTCATAATTACTTGGTCCAGTTTTTCTACAATTCGAATCAGGTGTGCTTCCATTTGATAGAATGAGTTTTCAAAATCCGTTTTACAGACATAATGTCTAGCCATATTGAGTTCAGCACTATCACTACGACGATCTACTTCACTAACACGGCTATGAACTTCATCAATACGCCTATGTATTCGATTAGTAAGGGCTGCTAACCCTGTAATTACAGCAAGACTTGCTGCTACTCCTGCTTCAACCATACTGCTCCATCAACCTGATGAGTTTCTTGGCATAAATTGGGTCAGTTGCATAGCCTTCACGTTTAAGTAGGTCTGCACATTCATAACGTGTAGCAGCACGATTGACTCCTTTATGACCACGGTAATCTCTATACCAACGATCAACAAGATATTTTACACATTCATAAGGTGAAGCAAAGTCTTTAAATGTAGCTTTGATGATAACAGGACCATTACCGTAGTCTTCCCAGGTTGTTTTTGTAGTACCTGGAGTACCTTTAATACCAAAGTAGTTATGTTTACCAGAGATCGATTTACCAAAAGCACTTTCAAGTGCCCATTGTGCAGCTACTACTTCTGGGAACTTAGCACCTGCAGCTTCAGCAGCAGCTTTAATACCATCCCAGGTATTTGTAAATTGCTGGGGTTTAGGAGCAGGAGGAGTAGGCTTCTTACGCCATAGCTTTACCCACTCTGCATCATCAGCCAAGCCATCAGGTCCCAGAAGCTTCTCCAAGGACTCGATGGCTTGCTTTTGATGCGGTAACCCCTTAAAATGTTCAATAACATCAAGGAGTTTGATAGTCATTTTTCAATGTATGTTTAAAGAACGATTAGTTATCGCAGTGTTTACCAAGGAACGCCTGCAGACTTAGTAGGTGTAAGCTTTTCAGAGATTTGGCTATCAAGTGCAGCGACGATCTCATCCACTTTCTCTTCACCGAAATAAGTGGTGACCCAACCAACGACTACTTCTTCAGTGAGTTGTGGATACGGGATAGCAGCTTCAGGATCAGGTGCTTCAAGCCCAATAGAACCATATGCTCCGGCTTGTTCACCATCACGGAAATGAGTTACGGTATAGTGAACCGTATAGACCGTACCGATTTCATCAAGGTTACGTTCCATGTTGGCAACTTTCCAAACAGTGAAAGGAAAGTCAATACCAGGAGTGGGAGTGGTGTCAGTCATGATAAATGTGATTGTTATTTATGGGTGTAAAAAGAGAGAGAGAGAGCCCACCGGGATTGGTAGGCTCAATGATGGGGTGAGTAGTGAGTAGGACTACAAGTTAGCGAGCCGCTTCATACCATTGGCATTCTCGGTGTAAAGACGATCAAGAGCTGCCAAGGCGGCAGCTTCCCTTTCGCCAACATCTTTCTGATTGCTCAGGTCAAGGCTGGCTTTGCAGTATTCAACCCAAGCATTGGAATCGGTCATAGTGAGTAGTGAATAGGGTTACTGGGTCTAGGCGACCTTCACGATGATGCGAGCACGTCCGTCATCTTCAATAGCGATCACCTTGCCAACAGCACGCATGTATTCGGCCAAGGTCAGATCGGTTTCATTTTTAGCAATGCCGCTAATGCCACCGTTGTCTTCAACTGGAACAATGTATTGGCCAGGAGTTGCACCAATTACATTGACGGGTACTTGACCCGCAAAGGCGATTCGGTCAACTTTCTGGCGAGCGGCTTCTAGATCAAGTTTCCACTGCGCAAGGGCTTCGGTGTCCTCCGCATCGGGCTTAGGGCCAAGAATATCTTCGCTGCCCCAAGTGTCGCCGCCGACGTAGGAAGGATTAGTAGATTTAACAACAAAACTAACAGCATTGGCAAAGTTATTTGTAAGTTGCCCGTTTGCAGTAACTCCGCAGACGTCGCCCTTGCCAAGGGTAAAGTCGCCAGCTTTGACCATGTATTCGGCGTAGTCAGCACCTGAGGCATTTACTGTTCCAGCGGCGTTTATAGAGCGACTGGTAGAATTAACTTTTAAGAATTTGGCAACGGTATCGGCTGCATTAGCGCCTGCGGCATCAGCGTGGTAAAATGTTGAACTTCCACCGTTAGTTCCACCAAAACCGGCTTGGCAATCTCCGACGGTGCTGCCGCCAATTACAACGAAACGTGCATTAAACGCATTAGCTGTACCGCCAATAAATACCGTCCCGTCCTGCGTAATCCTCATCCGCTCCGTCGGGCTGCTCGCAGAGTCGGCGGTAGTGGAGAAGACTAGGCGAGTTGGTGCATCTCCACTACCCCAATCTCCATCTGCCTGCGCTCGAATAAATGCGCCCGGCACATAACTACCACCTGCTTGACCGCCATACTCAAGTCCGGCTAAAGTTGTGTTTGCTGTCGGGTTGTTCGCGTTGTGGTGGAAAATAACAAAAGGTTGACTATTGCTAACCTGTAGATAACGATTACCAGATGCAGATAGGTTGCTAGACGTGCCAACCAACAACCTGCCGGAGCTGTCGATGCGGGCGCGTTCTGTTCCGTCGTTAGTGCTAAAGGTAATAAAGTATGAGTTTTGACCAGGCTGTCCGGCTTTGATGGCAAGTTCACCACTGCCAACACTTTGCGTGATGGCCGAATAGGTTGTTCCTGCGGCTTGAAAACGCAAGCCAAATGGTGTGTAGCTAAGTGTAGTTGCGTTTAGCCCGATATTTGGAGTTGATGTCCCTAATTCTAGTAAATTTCCAGGACTCGCCGTGCCAATCCCTACCGTCCCGTCCGATGTGAGGCGGAGGCGCTCGGAGCCTGCAGTGGTAAGGGCTACTTGGTCTGCACCTGGGCTATAGATGCCGGTATTTGGGTCTCCAGTGAACGAAAGGCTAGGAGCTGTTTGAGTACCTAGTGCTAATTCAATATCCGAAAATTCACCACTAGGACTATCAACAATATCTAATTTACTTGTAAATGGATTAAATTTAACGCCCATTATGCAGTCCTCGTAACAGTATTAAGGCGATTACTAGCGTCATAACCAAGTGTCAATGCACCGACAGTAATACCACTTGCACCGCCAGTCTTGTAAGTAACAGTCTCAATCTCCCCCACACCATTACCAGCGGCTACATAGGTGAGAGCGATATAGTCATATTTAGGAATACTAAGACCTTCAGCAATTTGAGTTACTGAATATGTACCAGCATCCAGATTAGTAGTTGTGGAAGCACCAGCTGCTGCTGTATAATCAATAGTAGAAACAGGCATTAGTCTTCAAAGATTTTTTTGATTTTGTCAATTTGATCGTCTTCACGACGAAGTGGTTTAAGAGCATTGATACCACTCAAAATGAGTTGTACAACACTGTTATCACG